ACTCATCAAAGGTTCTGCCGCCTTTATGTGTGAGCACGGCGATTGCCACGCCCTATTTGAGTTTGGTGATCTTGAAGATATGCAGCGCAAAGGTCGCTGGCAAAATGACGATGGCAGCATTTGGACCCGTGACGGTCTTACCTTCTTTGATGAAAATAATAAATCCATTCAAACCCCGCTAAAAATCGGGATAGAAATATGGTCAGCCTACTCGCTACACGATGGGTGGGAAAATCTCGCTAACCGTCATATAGCAGCCCTTAAAGACAAGGCCAGCCTCCGCAAATTTGTTAATACCGACTTAGGCGAGGATTGGGAAGATAAGCTCGCCGAGCAGCTTAGTTGGGAACGCCTACATTTACGCCGTGAAATCTACCCAAGTAAAGTACCTAAGTGGGGCATCTTTATTACAGGTGGTATCGACACCCAAGATAACCGTGTTGAATTTTTCGTTTGGGCATGGGGCGCAGACTATGAATGCTGGCTTGTCTGGCATGAAGTCATTATGGGCCGACCAGATGACCCAGATGTAAAAATAGCCTGTGAAAGAGCGTTATTTAGAACATTTGAGGGCTATGACGGCCAGCATTATGGTGTTCAGCGTTGGTGCTGGGATCATAAGGGCCACTATAGCGAAACGGTAATAGCCGCCTCAATTAAGTACGGTATTCGATGGGTTATCCCTGTGCATGGTTCGTCAATTTATGGCAAACCTATTGCAAATATGCCAAAGGAAAAACGAGCGAATAAAACGTATGCCACTGAGATAGGTACTGACACAGCCAAAGAGTGGATTTATTCCCATATAGCAATTGATCCACACCTCTCAGGCGCCAATCCTGGTTATATCCATTTGCCGTTAAATGATGCGATTTGTGATGAGTCAATCTGCAAGCAAATAGTGTCAGAGGTACGTGTAACTAAGTATGTCAAAGGTAAGCAAGTTACTTACTTTGATAATGAAGGTCGCCGCAATGAAGCTCTCGACTGTTTTGTTTATGCCCTTGCCGCCTTAATGATATCAATCTCACGGTTTGGGGTTGATTTAGCCATTTTGACTAAAGAACGTGCTGCTTTAGATACCCCAATAAGCCCAGTTGGTAAGTCGGTAGGTCATAAAGCAGATCAACAGGAACCCGATACGTTAGCCGCGAAATTGGCCGCACTGGGCAAAAAATTAGGAGCCAATTAATGGACAACGCAACCTTACTCACTGAGGCAAAAGCAGCCTATCACGACTTAATGACGGGCAGTGCTGTGGTATCAGTTTGGTACCAAGGCCGCCGTACAGAATTTAGACCAGCGGGTGCCCAGCAATTAAAAAGCTATATCGAAGAATTAGAACGGCTAAACGGTGGAATTGGGAAGCGTAGATCCCCTGCAGGAGTAACTTTTTAATGCAGTATTCAAAGTTAGTCGATGCCGAAGGGCAACCTATTCCCTTAGCCAGTTTTGGCCGTTCCATGGGTGGTGAAATAGCCTCTTGGAAAACCAGCCCAAAGTTAACCGATGAATCCTACTTACCGATTAAGGGTGATGCAGATTCAAAGGCTGAGGACTTGATCCAAAACCACGGGATAGCTTCCGGTAGCGTACAAACCCACGTTGATAACATTGTGGGCCACCAATTCCGATTAAATGCCAAACCGCTATATCAGCGATTAGGCATTAGCCATGAAGATGCGCGTTTATGGGGCAAAGATACTGAGGCCGCTTTTCTAGAGTATTCCGAGGATACCCGCTGTTATATCGATGCCGAAGAACGCCGAACTTTTACTATGTTAATCCGTGATGCTGTTCGCGGTCATTTAACCACAGGTGAGGTGATGGCCGCTGCAGAGTGGATTAATCACGATGGCAGCCCATACCGCACCGCGATAAAGATGATATCGCCCCATAGGGTATGCAATCCCAATGGTGCAATGGATACGACCAGTTTAAGAGGCGGTGTAAGGCTTAATAAATATGGGGCAGCAAAAGCCTATTGCGTTAGACAAGCCAATGATAACAACTTTGGTTTTAGCCTTGGCCTTGGCGGTACTTGGAAAGAAATTAAGGTTTATAAACCTTGGGGCCGTAAACAGTTTATCCATATTTTCGATCCTAATGGTGATAGTAATTGCCGTGGTACTACAGGATTTATTTCTGTCCTCAGCCGCTTAAAAATGCTGGACAAGTACCAAGGCGTAAGACTGCAAAACGCCATAATTAACGCCATGTATGCCGCCACTATTGAGACAGAGCTAGATGCAGATACCGCCTTCCAGATTATTGGCGGTGATACCAATGGATCTAAGAAACTACTCGATTATATGGGCACTGTTGAGGCTTATCACTCAAGCGCCAACATCACCATGAATGGGGTAAAAATCCCCCATTTAATGCCTGGTGAAAAGTTTAAGTTAAATGCCCCAGGTAACGTAGATAACGGCTTTGCCGCCTTTGAAAAGTCCATTTTGCGCTATGTAGCTGCTGGTTTAAATATCAGTTACGAGCAGCTTGCAAAAGACTACAGCCAAGTGAGCTATTCATCGGCCCGTGCTTCTTTAATGAATGAATGGCGTTACTTTCTTGGCCGTAGAGCAATTATTGCCGCCCGTTATGCGTCCGAGATTTATCAATTGTGGCTAGAAGAAGCGATTAACTTAAATATCATCAAATTGCCTCGAAAAGCTCAGTTTAACTACTATGAAGCCCGTGCTGCTTGGTCAAGAGCTAGTTGGATTGGTGCAGGACGTTTAGCCATTGATGGTGTGAAAGAAGTAAAAGAAGCGCTGTTAAGGATTGAAGGCGGCTTATCTACCTATGAGAAAGAATTGTCGATCATGGGTGAAGATTATCAAGAGATCTTCGAGCAGCAAGTAAGAGAAACAGAAGAACGCCGTGCAGCAGGATTACCACCACCAAGCTGGGCGAGTGCAGAGCAATTTGCGCCAACAGAAGGTCAAGATAATGGAAATACTGCAAGCGCTAACTAATCAGCCTTTAGCTCTAGATAAAGCTTGGGCAAAAAATTACTTTTCCCATCTTCTAAAAAAGCAAAATATCAGTCTGAGGGATAACTCAGGACTGATTGAAGCTGTTGATAAAGTCAAGATTAAAGCCATCTTAGGTGGCGAGTTTCATTTTACCGAAGGTGAGTATTATCGGGTTGTGGATGGTGTGGCTTGTATACAGGTCATTGGTCCTCTGGCTCACCGTTTTAGTTGGTGGAGTTGGGGATATCGTGAACTGGCAGGGAAGATTAAGGCTGCATTAAAGGATCCTGCAGTACACGCCATTTTGCTGGATACCGAAACACCAGGCGGCACAGTTGCTGGGTTATTCGACTTTGCCCGTTTTATTAAACAGGCCAGTGAGAAGAAACCAATTTATAGCCTGATCAACGATATGTCTTGCTCTGCTGGTATGGCAATTTCATCACAAACTAAGAAGCGCTTTATTACGCAGAACGGCATTGCTGGTTCTATTGGCGTAGTCATGCTGCATATCAATCAAGGTCCATGGTTAGAGAAGGTCGGCATTGAAGCCACGCTTATATATTCAGGTGAACATAAAGTCGATGGCAACCCATATGAATCTTTACCTGATGATGTGCATAAGAACTATAAAACCCAATGTGATCAGCTAAGACAAGAGTTTGCTGAGTTAGTGGCCAGCAATATGGACATGAGCATAGATCAGATATTGGCGACTGAGGCGGCCACTTATCGCGGCCAAGAGGCTATTGATATTGGACTTGCTGATCAAATGGTCAATGCCTACGACATTATCGACATTATTAATGATTCAAACCAAACCGCCCATTTCAACTTCATAGGTACCAGTATGGAAAATCCAAATAGCACAACCGTTGACGCTACTACCGGCGCACCTGCCGTAGCTGCCTCGGCAAAAATCCAAGAGCAAGTTGCTGCAGTACAACAACAGCAAGAAGCCAGCACGACAACAGCAGAAACCACAGTTGTAGTCGGAGCAGGCGGATTACTGGGCGCCTCGGCAGAACGCGACAGAATAAAGACCATTATGGGTAGCGAACAAGCTAAGGCATCGCCAGCACTTGCAGAACACTTTGCTTACAACACAGATATGAGCGCCACGGAAGTCACTGCTGCGCTAGAAGCTGCCGCTAAAGATAAGCCTAAAACCGAAGCGAGCTCTCAAAGTGGTATTAATTCTGGATTTGAAGCTGCCATGGAAAACGGAAACCCAGATATTGGCGCCGATGCTGGCGAATTATCCGGCGATGACAAAGTGATCGCAGATTCATTGGCTGTTTATAACGGCGGATTTAAAGCCTAATCCGCTTCAACCTTACCTAAGTATTCACTGCTTAACCTGTTAACAAGGATCCAATTATGGAATTTAACTATGAAACATGGGAAACGGGTAGCGACCCCGTTTATACCACTACAGTTACCATTGCTTCCGGGCAAGTTTTGGAAGCTAGAACTCCACTTGGCCAAGTCACCGCAACTGGCGAGTTTAAAGCGGTAGACCTAGCCGCTAACGATGGTTCGCAAGTCGCCACGCGTATGACTGCTTTCCCAATCGATGCCACAGCAGGCGCTAAGCAAGCAGCCGTGATTAAATCGGGTTCATTTAACCCTGAGCTAGTCAATTGGCCTGCAAGTTTTAATACTGCAGCGAAAAAGGCTACAGCTTTCGTAGGCACACCAATTTCGTTGCAATTGCCTCGCGAATACTAATCGCTTACCCCTCAGCGTTGTTTTGCTGATCCTTTTATATTTTTAAGCAGGTAACAAATATGGAAACACTGACTACTAATCAGATGCTTGGTATTACGGAAAAGCTATTTAAGTTTAATCCGTTCTTTTTAATGATGTTCTTCCCAAATGAAATGACTTTTGAAACCGAAGAAATTCATTTCGATAAGATTAGCCAGAGTGGCAAGCTTGCCCCATTTGTTAGCCCTATGGTTGCGGGTAAAGCAAATCGTAAACAAGGCTTTGCTCGTGAAACCTTGCTGCCAGCTTATGTAAAACCTAAGGATATTATTAATCCTAGCTTACCAATCAAGGTTAAGGTGGGTGAAAAATCTGGTGGTACCTTAAGCGCAGCCCAGCGCCGCCAATGGTGGAGAACTCACCTCTTAGGCGAACAGGAACTCAAGATCCTTCGCCGTGAAGAATGGATGGCAGTACAAGCAGTTGTTACGGGTAAAGTGATGATCGTGGGTGAGGATTATCCAGCTCAGGAAGTCGATTTTAAACGTGATGCTGGTAATAACATCACCTTAGTTGGCGCCGCTAAATGGGCTAACTGTGATATCAATACCTATGACCCAACTGATGATGTTGAAGATTGGGCCATGTTGGCAAACGGGCCTATTAATATCGCAGTAATGGATAAAACCGCGTGGCGTTTATATAAACGCTTTAAAGTGGTTAAGGACATGCTGAAAACCGACTCAGGTTCGCGCACTAAAATGGAAACTGGGCCAAAAGATTTGGGCATGACAGCCAGCTATAAGGGCACCTTTGGTGCTGATCTAGAAATCTGGGTTTATAACGGCCAGTATGAAGATGATACCGGCAGTAAACAGCCATTCTTACCCGATGGTACAGTGATCCTAGGTAATGATGGTTATCAGGGTGTTCGCGCCTATGGTGCTATTCAAGATGCCAAGGCGAATGATCAAGGTGTATTCGCTGCCAAGCGCTACCCTAAAAACTGGTTCACCGATGATCCCTCTGTCGAAAACATTATGACGCAATCTGCGCCATTGATGGTGACTGAGGATGCGGATGCCTTTGTGGTTATCCGTATCTAACTAACCTACCACTTAATAATGGGGCGTTTCGCCCCATTATTTTTTCACTCGCTCACTTAAGAGAACTCAACATGAACAAAACACAGCTTATTCATGCGATTGTGGCTGCCTCAGCAACACTTGGCATTGAAGCAATGACAGATGGCGATATTAAGCAGTTATCCGCTCATCTTGATAGCCTAAATCAGCGTATTACTGAGAAAAATGCTGATGCTGGTAATGGCGATACTGGCACTGGTGATGCTGGCACTGGCGATACAGGTAATGGTGATACCGACATTAGTCAACTAGATACTGGCGGTGATACTACCCAGAAGGATCCAAAATTGTTAGGCGACGATGGCACTGTTGAGCCACAAACAGGTGGTGGTACAACACAACCAGATCCAAAGGTAATGGTTCAATCCAGTGTGACCATTGAAACCCGCCGTCCAGATGGCACTAAATTGCGTTTAGTTGCCGATAAAGCGACCGAGATCACCGCTGATGATTATGCGCTGATTAAAGTGTTGGATTATGTCAAGACGGTTTGATTTTGACGCCGCAGTAAGGCGTAGCGATAAAGTAGTGTTTGGCACTATTGGCGTTGCGGCTTACTTCACGGCAAAAGGTCAGGCAGATCGCAGGGAGGCGACTGTCGACACCATTTACCACAATGATTTACGTATTCAGGATGATTACGGCAACTTTGTCGGTACCTACGATGGCCGCGCTGATGGCTTAACCATTGATAGCCATTTTCTTGAGTTTCAGCGCCATGAGGTCAATGACAAGCAAAGTGGTGCCATTATTGAAACACTCGATAGCGCTATGAATATCACTGCTAGATATCGCCTCGAACAAATTGCCGCGCTCGATCAGTTTAGTGTTACTTATTCGGTTATTAAGCTATGAGTTCATACGCAGTTTTTGATAGTAGCGAGCTAGATCGGCTGGCTCGCGACTATGGTTTAAGCAGTGAAGCCGCGAAACGTGCGCTATCAGAAACCATTAACCATTTCGCAAACGTCACCCTAAATGAATCAGTGATGCGAATAGGTAAAGAACTGAATCTTACAGAAGCTTATATCCGCGGCAAAATTTCAGTTTCCACTAAATCAAAACCAAAAACGCTTGAGGCTATTGTTAGTGCCAATGTTAGACCATTGCTGCTTAGTAGATTTGATCCTATTCAGCATTTTAAAACAGGTAAAACTAAAGGCGCGGTACCCAATGGGGTATCAATCAAAGTCAAAGCTAATGGCGGCCGTTCACACATGCAAAGCGGTTTTATGATACCGCTGAAACGAGGGCGAGAAGGTGGAGCAGGTGCAAAAGGATTAGCTGTTCGACCACCACCGGGCATGAAGCTTAGCCCCAGTGCTCAACGTGAAGTAAATAAGCGTGGCTTTGCCATTTTACATGGTCCAAGTGTCGACCAAGTATTTAGAACTTTACTGCCTGATCTTGCGCCCTCAGGTGAAGAAATGATGCTCCACTTGTTGGACCTATTGGAGAAAGAAGCCAATGCCTGAAGTTGAAAATCGTCAGCTACCCATAGAGATCTCTAATGCCATTAAAGAGGCTATAGCGCTTAAGTTACCCGAGGCGAATATTAAACGTGGCAGTATTTATTTTTATCTGACTCCAGACTTATCAAACTTACCCATTATTACCATTGAAGGTGGAAGTGATAAGGCGACTCATAAGCCGGGTGGTAAATCCATTCATCACCCAGAGAAACAGTGGACTATCAGGGCAACAATAGACACCTCAGATGTTGATGACCCTGAGGTTGAATTAGAGCAACAACTAAGGGCCATTCGATTGGCCCTTTTTTATGGTGAAACTGATTTTTGTCTTATTCAGCTTGAAGAAGTGGAAGGCGCTCAGTTTTCATTGCCACAACCAGGTATCCCAGTCGCCAGTATCAGTTTTATTGTGAAAGCCAGCTTTAACGAACCTATCTAACCTGTAAAACCCAAGGATCACACTATGAAAGAATTTGTGCAAAAAGCCTTTATTGGCTCTGGCCGTATTTATTTAAATAACCGCCGAGTAGGTAACTGTGGCTCAGCAAAGCTTGCTTATGCAGTGGAAAAGAAAAGCCTGAAAAACATGGAAGGCGGCGGCGGTAACTTAGCCAGTAATGAACGTATTTCTGAAGCAAGTCTTGCGCTTAACGTAAGTAACTTGAACGCTGAAAACATTGCGCTGGCACTGCAGGCCACTATCGGCACTGTACTCGAAACAACGGTAACTGCTGAACCTGTTCAAGCTTATACCAACGGCTTAGCTGTGACTCAGTACATGATCGATACGACTAAACCAGTAACAGTGACCAGTGCTGCTGATGTGGCCATTGCCGCCAGTAATTATGAAGTCCGTGCGGCAGGTATTGTGCTTAAAAATGGTTATACCCATACCGATGGCGACAATATCAAAGTTACCTACACTATTCGCGCCTCACAGGTCCTACAAGCCGCTGTAGCTTATGGCGCCGAGGTTACTGTTGTTCTTGATGGTATGAATGATGATAACGGCGATCCACACGTACTGAAAGGCCACCGCTGGAAACCTGCCCCCACCACCGGCTTTGATCTCATTGGTGAAGATTACGCAGCATTTGATCTCACTGGCGAACTTCTTGCCGATACCACCAAACCCATTGGTAAGTCGCAGTTCTTTGAATTGCACTTAGCTTCCTAACACACCGCCACCGCAGCGAATCGCTGTGATGTGTGTACCTATAGCCCAGTCACTGACTGGGCTTTTTTTTGATTAACAGGTGATTTATGTCGTTTAAAGATAAAGTAGTTAACCTATATTTGCGCGGGAAGGATCTTTTCACGCCCGAATCTAATAAGGTCAGCCAAGCTTTATCTAAACTCAAAGACGAAAGCGCCGATCTACGTACAGAATTTACCAAGCTTAAAGCCGCTGAAAAAGAAATTGCTAAAGCGGATCAATTACAGCAATACGCCGCTAAAGCAGAGCAAGCATTAAATGATGCGAGACAGGAGTTATCAAAAACCACCAAAGAATATGATGATCTCACGTTATCGTCACGGGAAAGTGGCGCCGCTGTAAAAAATGCTGCTGCAGAAGCGGCTAAAGCGGAAAAAAATTATCAATCGTTAACGGATAAGTTACGCGCTCAGAACACGCTATTAGACGCCGCAGGCGTTGACACTAAAGACCTTGCCAGCGCCAACCAAAAACTGCAGCAGAGTATCGCAGGCGTTACCGCAGATCTTGATAAGTTAGAAGCTGCTGAAAAGGCGATTGCTCGCCAAGCCGAATTAGAAGCCCACTTAAATGAGGTGGCCAAAGGGCTTAAAGAAGCTAAAGCCGAAGTCACTAAATATGCCCAAGCTATTGATGGCAGCAAAAAAGCCAGTAAAGAGCAGCGAACCGAGCTAAAGCTTGCTGAATCCGCAGTTAGACGCCTATCAACAGATTATGAAAAAACCAGCGCGACACTTGCAGAACTTAAAGGCAATATTGAATCTGCAGGTATTAGCAATCGTTCTCTGGCGTCCTCTCAATCTGAGTTAGCCGATAAAACCAAAGCATTAAAGGTCGAACTGGCTAACCTGCAGGCATTGCAGAAAAATACCGCCGCCGCCAACAGTTATAACGCTGAAATTGAAACTGCAAAGCAGCGCATGATAGAAGCGGCGGCTGCCGCTGAAAAGCTTAAAACAGCGTATAGAGATACTGATACAGATATCGCTAATGCTGCCAATAACCTTAAGCGTGCCTCTGCAGAGGCAGGTAAAGCTGAGGCTAACTACACCAAGCTATCAAGCCAACTCGCTCAGGTAAAAGCCTCACTGCAAAATGCTGGGGTTGAAACAGACGATCTCACCAATGCGAATAAGAAACTGGTCAGTGAGCTAAATCGTGTTGAGACTGAGATTAAAAACAATCGATCACAAGTAAAAGCGCTTGGTGGTCAGTATGCAGCACTAAAAGAAAAAGCGCTTGATGTTGCCAGTGGAACTAAAAGCCTAGTTACTGAATTACTCGCGTTTGGTACCGCATATTTGGGGATCCGTGAAGTCGGTAATGCCTTAGCTAATTTATTAAATACAGGTGGTGGCTTTGAGGATTTTAGGGCTCAGTTAAAAGCTGTTTATGACGATGGCGCTAAGGGTGATGCAGCCTTTGCATGGATCAAGGCGTTTTCGCGGGAAACCCCTAACAGTATTGCTCAAGTCACTGATGCGTTTTTAATCCTTAAGAACAACGGCATGGATCCCATGGATGGGACGTTGCGTAAGCTTATTGCAGCGAATACTAAGTATGGCCGTGGCCAAGAAACCCTTATCCCAATTATTCGCCAAATGTCGCAGGCATGGGCCAAAGGGCAGCTAACCGCCGAAGATGCAAACACGACTATTGAGAACGGTGTACCTGTTTGGGAATTGCTCTCTAAAGCGATGGGGCGCAGCGTAGGTGAACTACGTAAAATGTCCGAGGCAGGGCTATTAACTCGCCCAGCGATTGCAGCATTGTTTAATGAAATGGAACGCTCATCTATCGATACGATGGCCGAGCGCATGACGACTTGGAACTCTCAGTTAGTCAAGTTTAAGGATCTATTCACTGAGTTTAAAGCGCTTATCGCAGACTCTGGTGTGCTGGATTATTTCAAAGATCAGCTTGTCGGTATTAACACCGAAATGAAAGCCATGGCCGAAGATGGCCGTTTAAAGGCTATTGCTGCTGAGTGGGCCGGGTGGATTGTTACTACAGCTAAAAGCACGAAGGAGTTTGTTACCGGCTTAGTTGCAGATTTTGATGCACTCGCTTTACGTACTAGCCAAACCATGGGTGTTGTACAAGTCGGTTTTAACGTTTTCACTATTGCGATAAAAGGTTTCGCAGTTGCTCTATTGAGTGTTTTTGAAAGCATTGCCAAAGGTGCGGCAAATGTTGCAGAGGCTTTTGGTACCGAGGAAATGGCAAAACGCGCCCGTGATGGTGCTAATGCGATTACTGCCATTAATGATGCGTTTAAAAAGGAAACCCTGCAGGACGCACAAGATATTAAAGATGGTTGGGAAAAGCTAACAGGCGAGGCTTATGAGGCCACTAAAGCTAACTATCAAGGTATGTCTGGCGCGGCTGATGAAGCGGGAATCGCACAAAAGAAACTGATCGATGAAATGGTCAAGGCTGCTGGTGATATCAGCGATAAACTTGATCTACAGGGTGAAGCCTTTAAAGCATTGGGCGTTAAATCTGCCACTGTGCTGCAGAACTTGGCTAACGATGCCAAGAATGCCTATGAAACCATTAAAAGCGGTGAGGCGCCACTTGCTCAGCAACAAAAAGCGTTTTTAGCATGGGCTAAAGCTTCTATACAAGCGGCGACTGCTGCAGGTACCTATGTTGATAACCAGGTGGCTATCGAAGCGCAAAACCTCAATGTGGTTAAGTCATTTAAAGAGTTAGAGGAAAAGTACGGCGAAGTTGCAACCAGCGCAAAAACAGCTTCACAAACTGAAAAAGAAGCTGCGAATAGCCGGATTGAGCAACTTAAGCAACAAGCTGATGCCTCAAGAGCTTACTATCTTTCAGTACAGGAAGGGTACAAGTCAGGCAAAGTCTCTGCAGAGGAATTAGATATTGCCTCTCAGCAGCTTGTCACCTCAACTATTGCCCTAAGTGATGCTCAAAAAATTGTTGGCACCAGCACCGCAGCGATGGGTGAAGGTATTCAGGCTGCAGCCAAAGATAGCGTTGCCTTTTTACAAGCACAGAAAGAAGCCTATGATGCCGTAGCTGTTGCCGCTAAGAAAGCCTTTGATGATGGCACAGGCTCTGCAGAAGATTACCTTGCTGCTGTACGCGATCTCACCTTAGCCAATGAGCGACTACAGAAAGCGCAGAAAAAACAGTCGGAAGAAACTGCAGGTCAAACGCAACAGGTTAAGGCGTTTGAAGCTGCTATGAAGGCTGCCAATATCACTACTGTTGCTGCCATGAAGGAGCAAGAGCAGACCGCTAAAAAAGCCTATATTGCATCTAAAGAAAATGCGGCCATTGGGGTTGCCTCTGCGAATGATGTTAAAGAGGCGTTCCTTAAGTGGGCTGAATCCTCTATTCAAGTCGCTGCCGCCACAGGTAAACAGGTCGATGCCAGCATACTTGCCCAAGCTGCAAATCTTAATCTAAGTGGATCCGTAGAGGATTTGATTAAGCGTTATATGCGGCTTAAAGATGTGCAAAATAATCTTGGCAAAGAGAGCGAAAATACAGCAGATAAGGTTGATAAAAGCGCGACTGAAATCGGTACTACCATGCAGAACGGCATGGGTATTGTTGTAAAAAGTGCCGAACAAGCAGGCGAAAGCTTAGGCGGTGTTGCCCAGTTCTTTACTGATTTTTTAAAAGGCGTACAGGCTCAGGTCGCGGCATTGAGTACCGGCGCTGTTGACTACTTTAAATCTATTCTCTATGGCCAAACATTACTGACAGATGGCCGTAGCGAATTAGAAAAGACCAGAGAAACCTATCAAAAACTAAGCTCTACCATTAGCGACCTGCAAAATACTTTAGCCAAGAGTATCGATTTTACAGGAATTAGCTCTTATGCCCGTAAGGCTGAGATTATAGGTAAGCAAACTGAGAAGGCTTATTATGGCCAACAAATTCGCATGTTGGAGTTGGTCGAGGCATTAGAGAAAGGTGATAACGCTAATCTTAAAATTATCAATAGTGCTGAACGGGCAGCAAAAGGATTTAACCTCTTAAACGATCAAGATATCAGCAAGCTTACCTCTGCGATTGAAAAAGCCAAATCTCGTATGGATGGCTTGCGTGACAGTGTGCAAGATACGCTATCCACTTTGCAGGATGAACTTGATCAGTATCAAGGTAAGCAAGACCAAATTGAGGCCCGTCGATATGCAGAAGATAAAGCCAAACTTAAAGCGCAACTAGCTGAGGCCCAATCAACAGGCGATAAGCAATTAATTGAGCAAATTAAAGATGCTCAACGCACCTTAGAAGAAGTCTATAAATATCGGCTTGCAGAAGTTAAGGCTAGTCAAGCCGAGCAGCAGCAAACTAATCAAACCCAAACCGTCAATCAAAATACCAGCACTAACACCGCCAGTAGTAAAACCACAACAGTCACCGAATCGTTACCTACGCCTAGCCTTTCTACCTCAGGTGAGGTGGCTACGCTGCGCCTGGTTTATGGACCGATGACAATAGACGCTTTAGTTAAAAAGCAGTTATTAGCTGAGTTTATGGCACAGGTTGAACGTCAAAAAAGCTTAGGTAATTAGGGGGGGGATCGTGACAGCTAAAATCGACAATATAGAGCCGCAAATCACTCAGTTACTGTGGCTTAACCGCAATCAACAGTCACCATTTTTGAGCAATATGAAACGGGGAAGTAATGGGGCGCTCTTGATTAACCAGACGCCTATTACCGTTGGAATGCCGATCATTGTAGGTACAAGTGAAGGCTGGATGCACCGTAGCGACTTTGAAGCGCTGCAGATACATAACCTAACCACCACCACAGCTTTTACAGTGGAATTACATGGCAAAACTTGGCAAGTGATTTGGGATAACACCAGCGGCGCTGCGATCACCGGCGATGACTTATGGGCTGACATTAATGGCCATTCATTGCTAACCAATGTCGTTATGAAATTTTTAACCGTTTAAAGGCCGTTTAATATGACTATTACCCGTTTAAATTTAAAAGTATTCAAACCCGAGTTACTGGGTTCAAGTAATGAGGCTGGCGGCCAACGGACTAAGAACGTAGTGCAGTCTGGACAGCTTAATGAGCTATTTCCCGCGATATCCGATATCGACCATGCCCAATCCAGTATCGACATTGTAAAACCTTACCCTGCGCTCGATACGCCAGACACCAGCACTTTGATTGATGCACATGTGTTTATCAGTGAGCCACCGATAGACCCATTAGTTAATGTATTCATGATCGAGTCTGCCGCGCTGGATGATGAATCTCGCATGACGGATATGAAAGAGATCATTGAGTCGTCAGTCACTGCAGGAGAACTGATCCGCGAAGGTGGTCCCGGCTTCCTTGTGAACCAAAACTCATTTTCCTCAGATTATCTGCAGTCGTCTTATCGCTTTAATGACCGCGACTATTGGAAAACCACTTATCTGCAGGTTGGCCAAGTGATCTGCATCACCGTGGAATATCCAGGTATTGAAAACGTGGCATGGCCACGCAAAACCCATTTTTGCAAAGTAACGCGCACCAGCATAGTGAACGGTGCTGTGGGTACCGTAGTTTTTGAACCACCGATCCCCTTTGCGACACCAGAACCAGGTTTGCAAATCAATGGCCAGAGTAAATGCACTCGCTTGCGATTATCTAACACTGCATCCCCATTAAAATTCCACGGGGTAACTAAGCTGACTGCCGCCGCCAGCGGGGTAAATTTAGCTGTGGGCGCGACTCAATTATCGTTACTGCCTGCGATCACCACCTTAGCGCCAAAGCCAGGTAATACCATCACGGGCGGCAGTGATAACGGCGATGCCACTGTTAGCCAAGTGATCCGCAAAGTGATTAGCCAGCCAAGCGCAGAAGGGACGTACAGCTATACCTTCACCACAGCGGATTTACTGATAGATACTGATGTTGTCACTGCAGTTTCTACCGATCCTTATGGAGTTTTCGCCGCGAGTAATTCATTAGTTCAGTCGATTACTATCGGAACGGGTAACGTGACCGTTACGCTGCGGCCTGATGTGCGCTTTGTCAATAATCCCACTGTCTCGCTCTATTATGTTTCTGCGTATAAATACAGCATTTACTCAAGTGCTAATGCATTCCCTGCCAATAAGCAGTTAACGGTCGGCAGTATCAAAGGCCGCGCTGTGTTTGCTGATAGTAACTATGTGCCTCAGGACGTGTATGAAAATGTGAATAGCGGTATCGGTAAACTCTATGACGCCACTGAGTTGCTGGCGACCATTGATTATTTTACGGGTGTCGTTACCAAGCAAACGGTCAGCCGTGGTGATTTTGAATTGACCTATTCAGGTTTAGTTGAATCAACCGCTGCAGCGGCAGCCGGCGATACTACTGCTAAATTTGCCTTGAGTGTGGCTAATCCATTGTTAGAAAGCTTTTACGTGCAGGTTGAACGGATATCAGACCACGCCATTATCAGCGCCTCATCTGACAACCAAGGCGTGATAACTGGCAGCGGCATTAGCGGCACTATCGTAGATGGTTTGGTTGAACTGTTATTTACCAATCCGGTGGATTTAACCACGCTGCGCTATGACATTACCGACCAATTGCGCCAGCTACCACCCGCCGAGATTTACGGGCTAAACCCACTGCGTATCCCCAATGACGGTATTGTCGATATGTTCAGACGCTGGGGCACTGTCGCGCTTTCTCATACTCAAGTGCAGCAAGTTACAGACTCTATCGGTGCTGTATTTACGATTCGTGAAAATGCCCAGTTTGTGGATATTACTGATGCCAATGGCGCCAGCCTATGGACCAATAACAATGACCATTTCACCGTAAATAAGGTGGCAGGAACGGTCACGATTAATAGTGATTTTACCGGGTTTACAGCGCCATTTGTGCTGAGCGATACCATTATGGAACTCGGTCTAGTTTCATCGTTTTCAGGCAATAGCATTGTGTTGGCCAAGCCCTTAGCCCGTGAGTATCCAGCAGGTACCACACTAGCCAGTGTGCAAATCCTTGGCGACCTGCAGGCGCGTGTTGGCAGAGTGCGCGATATGACCGCTTGGGCCAATAACTGGGACCTCGATGGCGACCCAGCAACGGGCAACATGAATGCGGTTGACTATCCTATTGAAGTCAAAAACACCACTGCAGTGAATGAAGATTGGGTATTGATTATGACCTCAGCCTCCGCATTTCGCTGTGTTGGCCGCCGTCTTGGCCAAATTGCCACAGGTGATACGCTGAATGATTTTTCACCGATTAACCCACTGACAAATGCCCCGTATTTCATCATTCGCTCAGGTGCATGGGGTGGCGGTTGGCAGCAAGGCGAAGCGATTCGTTTCACCACGTTCGCGGCCTCAAATCCGATTATGTTGCTGCGAAATGTGCAGGTAGGTCATAGTCAAATCACTACAGATAAAGCCGTATTGTCATTTTTCGGCAACGAGTCATAGGAGTTATTGTAATGGGATTACCAGTTACTGTTTATCGTTGGGATGATGCGGGGGCACCGCAAATGTCAAAAGGTGTCAGACCTTCAGAACTAATCAACGTGCTCAAGAAGTGTCTGGTGGATGGGTACGGTTCAAAATCGGGTGCTGGCTGGTCGGTGGCATTTGAAGATGTAGCGACAAACCAAATTGTATTTCGCAACTCAACACTTGTAGGCTCAGGTGGGTTTGTTAAGTTTTGGCCTAAATCTGCTAGTAATGCGTTGCAGACTCCAATATTCTTTCAGTCTGCAACATGGCTACCATCACTAGATCCAACTTGGTCGAGTACAAGCAATCGTGGTTGGCGTTGCGCCGTTGGTAATTCAGCACAAGCCTATAAGTGGTTAGTAATAGCTACGGCAGCAGGTTTTTATTTAATGACTCACGGTGATTCACCACTAAATGTAACACCGTTTGACACAAACATAATGTTGAGTTTTTTCGTTGGTGATATTCACAGTATCATACCCAATGATTTCAACCGCTTTATCACATTTTCATCCCCGTCTACTTCTGATGTGACTGATGCAGTATCGCCAGATTGGTCTTATGGGCTTGGGTACCTTACTAACAACTCAGGTGTTGCTAAAATGCACCAGACTGATGGTACTGATAACCCGAAGCAAATGGTTCTATCCCTTTCCGCTGATGCGTTCCCGACCACCAGAATTAACGCATTACCTAGCGATGGTTTAGCAATGCTATTTACACCAGCCAGAGTTCAGGCCACTTCCATCAACCCTGCATCAACCAGTCCTACATTTTTGGACTCTGATGGTCAAAACATGTGTAACAGTAATCTACACCCTGCATTTAGAGGTTATCTACCCGGAATGTTTCAATCCTCATTCACTGGGTATAGTGGTTCACCTTTACCACTGATTCGAACTGTGAATGGTGTGGCATTCTACCATATACCCATTGGTCATGTTGGTGCGGGTAATTTGTGGATTTCAACAGGTGATTGGTATGAGTGATTTTATTACTAAACCAATCATTGAGCATTCGAATTATCTTGTCGGGTTGTTTGAACTGGATGCTGATATTGCTGCTGAGCGATACGCTATTTTAGACCGAGTGACTATGAAATTGATCTGGCAAGGTAATATCAAGCCGGGTGTAACAGTTAGGCACTTGGTTCGCAAAAGCTATGCCATTGATGGCGTGATCGTGCTAATGATTGATGACAATGAAACATTCAATGCAGTGGTTGCAGATGGTGTACGTCTGCCACTTGTCAATAGTAATGATATTGAAATTGGATATTAACGGCATGAATACGGTAATAAGCGTTGCTACAAAAAACATCCTTCTTGGTGCTATCGCTATCGATAAAATAGCTATTCACAGTGGTGAGCCAGGTGCTAATGGTGTTGATAATGAATTGAGTTCGCCACGCCAAGATTGCGTTTTCTCTGCCCCAAGCAATGGTGCTATTTCATTAGTGAATAACGTGCAATTCACCGTTACTGCTGGTTCTACTGTCAAATATATTAGCTATTGGGAGGGGACAACGTTCCACTTGTCTCAGCAAATTGATGATTTGGTATACAGTGTAACAGGTACGTTTACGTTATTGAGAGCAGATACTAGGGTGTCACTATGATTATCGACCCTAAAACTGGCAAGCAAATTTTCAATGACATTGTTGAAATCACACCATTACACGCTAATGCGTTGCTTGCATACAGCGCATGGGCTACTGAGCTTGGCCTCAGTGATACTGCCACTTTACCCGGCTTGGTTCAGGCTGATGATGCTGCAACGGAAATAGATATAGGGTTTCCAACAGCAATAGATGGGCTATCATCCAAAATAATGCAATCAACTGAGGGATCAATCGGTATTTATGTTGACGAACCACCGGGCTCAGTCTCATCGTCTGGTCGTGCTATAATAGCCGTTGAACCCAGTCAAGTCAGTGTACCTCGTGCCTATACATCACGCGCCACGATCAACCCTTCATTTGTTATTAACTGTAAGAGCCCCAATGTTGATAGTAAATCGTACAATGCCAAGTGGTTTAAAACGGCAGATGCTGCAATTCTATTTATAAGTTGGTCGCAATACGGTAACAGTAATTTAAATAAGACCGACCTAGCGATCAAATTTTCGAGAGGTAATATTGAACTGGTTTGCACTGCAGGTACTGATGCAGGCAGTTATATTCAGTTTTTTATCATGGACTCGACCTCTGCATCTGGTCAAGCATTAGTCGGAAATGGCAATTTTGGCAAACAGCTAACACCATCCAATACGTACCAATTCAGGTCTGTGTCACTAAAGAAAATATCTGGTCAAGTGATTGGTGAGAATGGTACCGGTATCATCACCGATATTAGAGCATATCTCCGCAGTAATGGTTTGCTAGTTGGTTCAACTACTTCTGATAGTTCGGGTGACTACCTCATTGAAACTGCGTTCCCAGATGAACATTATGTGGTTTGTTTGGCTGAGGATAGTTCCGTACTTAATGCCTTAGTGTTTGACAGGGTGATCCCAATTGATTGATTTCAAGTTTCCTCAAGGGGCTTATTTCCCGCCAAACGGTGAAGCTGTAGATTTTCAATTTTCTGCAGATAAAGTCATTGCAGTTACGTCTAATTTAACTATCAATGTTTATGAAAATTATTTGCAGGGATTTAGTTTATCTGTACAGAGTAAAGTTGAAGTTTCAACAACTGTACGCATAACTAGACCGATACAGTTAAGATTTAATACACCTTGGCTCAATGCTACATCACCGATAACTTTACGGTTTGGCGATGAACAGGTCCCAGAGCAGCCAGATCCTATACGTGTAGGAACCATTGGAATGGTTTGCGGGGTGGTTTTCAATACAAGTCAAATTATCGAGCAGCAACTTACACTGAGCCAGCGCAGTCAATCACATGCTGCCAATACAGTGTTTGCATGGGATAGCTTTTCTAGCTTAAAACAGCAAATTGTAATGGTATGGAATACGCCGCCATTAGCTGGCGAAATATTTGCTGTTGATTGGCAATGGAATACGTTGGTACCTTTTCAACTCGATATGAATTGGTTGGTACCAGAGGCCCCTTGTCAGCAAGCCATAAGCAATTGGATAGTGCCAGAACTGCAGCAGACAATGCTGGAAATGCAGTGGTCACAAGCCGCCGCTAAGAGCCAGCAAATTATCGTTAAACTGCATATCGGCGAGCAATTAGCGACTGAGATAGCGCTTAGCTATACCAACATTCAAGGCCAAGGTGATAATAAGACTGTTGCATGGGCTCCCCATGCGGCGCGTTGGGTATGTTCCAGTAAATACGTACCGCCAGTGGGTAAGGTCACGCTGCGCTTTAGCGAACCTTGGATCAACTCAACTAGCCCAATACAGCTTAGATTCACGGCCTCACCGAACGTGTGCTACTGGGACGATGGCGGCGGCCTCATCGATGCCAATCCACCATTACCGAATATCGATTTTAAAATTCCGATTGAACCACAAATCCGCAGGTACTACTTAATGCAGCCAACTTTATCCTGTGTTCGTGCCGCTGATGGCCAAGTGATTGTTATCACCTCAGTGAGTATTAGTGATGCCCGTGGCCAGTATACTCAAGGTGTCTCTATTGAGTTTGGTAGCGCAATAGATGCCAGCAGAGCACACAATCAATTGCTGCTTATCAGCATTAATGGCTATGAGTTTTTTGCGATAGCAGAGCAGGTCAATAAGTCATCATCTTTTGGTACTGAAAATTTTACAGCCAATGGTAGAAGTAAAACTGCGCTGCTTGCTGCTCCTTGGATGGGGGCTGTTAGTTATACGAATACTGTTGCTAAGTCATTCGCAGGCTTACTCAGCGATATTTTGGCTAACAGTGGATGGTCATTAGAGCTTATCGGAATACCTGATTTTGTGGTGCCGAAAGGCGCTTACTCAGCCATTGCAGATTCGCCGCTTGATCTACTGAATGATGCTGTATCACAGCTTAATTGCATGATCATTGCCGATGAAGCTAACCAGGTGGTAAAGGTTTACCCTCGTTGGCCAACAGTACCGTGGGAATTTAGTTCCTCAGTAGCGGATGTAAATATCCATGATGCGGTAATTTTGACCTATAACTCACAGGAAGAAATTAACCAACCATGTAATGTTGTATGGTTACGTGGTGAGCAAAATGGGGTGAGTGCCAGAGTTAAACGCACTGGTACTGCAGGCGATATTGCAGCCCAAGACATAGCAGCTTCATTGATCGTTGATGCTCAGGCAGCAAGAGTGGCTGGTACTATGGTGTTAGCTGATACCGGCAATAAAGAAATTGTGAGCGTTACTTTGCCGATCATGAATGATTTACCACCACTGCAAAAAGGTATGTTAATTGGCGTGACATATCGAGGTGAAGTTTATAAAGCCATTTGTGATAATGTAAGCATTAGTGCTACGGTTGATCCTAGCGCTGGCATTGATATCTATCAAAGCGTAAAACTGATTAGGCATATCTAGCATGTTAAAGCAGCTAAAACGCGCCTTAGGGACGCCTAGGGCCATTATGAAGGTAATTGCAGTTAATGATGATGGTACCGTTACTTGTGTTTCTGGTAGTGGACTTTCAGTTAATGCAATTGGTGATGCAGCTATTGATTCTAAAGTGTATGTGCAGGATAAAAGGGTACTTGGCCAAGCGCCTGATTTGCCACACTTTGACATTGATGTTTAGTTACAAGGAGAGAACTTATGAAGATATTATGGTTGGTACCATTATTTTTTTGCATACCTAGCTATGCGGAAGTATATCAGTGCAATGGAGTTTATCAGTCTGATCCCTGCGGTGAAGATAGCCAGCCAGTTCCATTAAAGTCTGGATCAGTTGTCGATTACCACTTACCAGACCAGCGAATAAAAAATGCGGTTGATGTAAGTACCAGCAACAATAATACAATGGCTCAAAATAATGAGCAAAAGCATAGCTGTGCTGGTTATAAGGTTGATAAAGACTCTATTCGTTTTAGGCAAACGACCATGTGCATGACTGAGGGGCAATTACTCAAAATAGCCGGTCCACAGCAGTACAGTGTTTATGAGTATTACAAAGATGGTCGCCACTATAAGCAATACCGATTCACAGAACCACGGGCGGGGTTCCCGTCAGCACCATTAGTTGAAGGTGGTTATGTTATTGATCCCGGTAGCTCTAGTAACTTTGTTAACCATTAATTGAGTTAAGTATTTTTATCGCACGTAGTAAGGCCATCTTTTGATTGTAATCAAGTTGGCCTAAATAAAACTGCAGTTCTTTATTCGTCAGTTCCTCGGTGTCTGCGTCACTTGTTTCAACCCTCAGAATTTCGTTAATATCCCAGCCAAGCCCTAAACCTATAATAAGCTGATCGGTTGAGATCAGTTGTTTACCTGTCTCTATTTTAGATAGTCTTGATGTTGAGCAATTAAGCTTTGCCGCTAAAACTTCTTGAGTTACGCCATTTTTTTTGCGCCAACATTTGACACGCAACCCAATAAGCTCTTTAATACTTTCCTTAGAGGAAATATTAAGCATAGTATTTTTCCATCGTGGAAATTGATAATGTCTTAATAAACAAGGTTATATAAGTTATTGATTCCAAGCAAATCCCTGATAAAAAATAGCATATTTGTTAACTTGCTAGTTCAGGATAAGATAGCTTTGATCACAACAAAAATACCAATATTTAACATGGAGTTTAGCAATGGTTTCGTCAGTAAACAGTCAATCACGCCCTTTAGTGCAAACATCGGCTAGTGCTGCAGGCATAAAAGAGCCTTTAGTCAACCCTATCACGCCAGATGATTCAAGCCTTTCAAAATATCAAGATAAGGTAACGATAACGGGGGCTTCTGAAAAGTCACCTGTTTATGAGCCTACAGTCGGCGGCGGCACTACTCAGCCAGATCCTAAAATCCAACAGGTTGAATAAGTAGTTTTGGAGATACGACATGGAACAAGTTGTATATGAGGTCTATAAGTTTGTTTTTAACCCTATATCGGTACTGATAATTTGTGTTGCCTGCTTTTGGTTTGCAGCTAATCACCGCAATTTTTTTAGCGTATTAATTATTTTATCGTTGATAAAAGTTATTGATGTATTAGCAAATAAGTTTTTGCTTGGACCAAATTGGGTGGCCTATTACAGCTTTTATATTGCATTGGACTTTATAACCATCCTTTGTTTGATTTTTAGAGAAGCCATCACAAATCGCTTCTTTACTAGCTTGGTTTATCAACGCATATTTGCAGAATATGTATTAATTGGCATTTATGCCTTATCCATCCTTTACAACATTCCTACCTTTATCGAGCAGTGGACACGAAAAACACCTTATATATTGAATTACCTATACAGTCAGGGATTGACCTCTCCGCCGATGTTCTTCTATGACCATTACGTGATGTTTAAGGGGGCACTTGGAACATTTGAGCATTTTATCATTGTATTTTTGGCTTTTCAGTCAGCAAAAATCAGCCAAGCAAAACTAAGGAGGCAAACCAAGGATGGAGTCTAATAACCTATCTACTGTCATTAATAGCGCTAGAATAAGCAAAGAGAAGGCTTGCAGTATTATGCAGGTTTCACCACAAACACTTGAGCAATGGCTTAATGGTGACGGTGAACCTTCTTGGTCACAAAGTCTGAGATTGTTGCTTTATCTATCTACTCAGTTTAAATCCTATGGATTACCAGAAGAAAAGGAATTTGATACGGGTTACATTGAGAACATTGAGGACCTAGAAAAAGACGTTATTCAAGCATCGAGCACATGCGATCTCGTGTTTCAAACTTTGGATGAAGATAGTATGCACTATGGTGTAGCGTGGGGTTTGTCGGAAAAGCTTAAGGGTATAGTGGACAAGGTGAAGCAATTAAGTCGATAAGAAAATGGGGCGTAACGCCCCACTTTTTTACACTGGTTTCATTTGTACGATGGCACAATACCCACGATCATCGCGTCTAACAAAAGCATGATGCAGTTCTTTAGATATCGCACTTTCTACTAATGGCGTAAGCTTTAATAAAGCACTTGCTATCTCTGTAAACTGATCAAAATCAACATTAAATTTTTCAAACAGCAAATCGTCTAGCTGGCTTTCATCTTCATCAATGATTTTATCGAATGCTTCCTCAGTCAATCCTAAAGCGGCACCAGCTAATTGTTGAGCGTCCCAGTAGTTCATATAACCCCCTATTTATCTTTAGCCAAGTCAAGCATTAAACTAAGAAATTGTTCTATTTCTTCCTTTTGATTATTCGTCAATTCAGAAATATCAATGGTAAAGCGTTTTTCAGTATCGGTAACA